ATGAAGAAATGGTTTATGAATGTAGCAGAAAGTCTTGAAAATATTAGAGAATACTACTCTGAAATAGTTGCTATGGTACACGATGAGTTGGTCATAGAAGTTGATGAAAAATGTGTTGACACTGTGACCGAATCTGTTAAACTAGGTATACAGCTTGTGAACGAAAACTATGATCTAAGATGTCCACTAGACTGTGATATTATAACTGGAAATAACTGGAGTGAGATACATTAGCATGAAAGCAAGAACTCAGTTTCAATATCTTGAGGGTAGTTTACAATACCCTTTCATCTTTGACCGCAAGGACAATTTCGACAACTATAGCGTAGCTGTGGTGTTGTCAGGCGATCAGCTTATCAAAGCCAAGAAGATTGGCTTGAAGGTGAAGGCTGACCCTGACAGGTTTGACGGTCTTCCCTATGTACAGCTTAGGTCTAACTACCAGCCTGAGTTGTTTAACGAGAACGGTGAGCCTTACGACGGGCCTACTATGATATCTAACGGCTCTCAGGGTGTTGTAAAGATCACCCAACGGCCTTACGATAACAAGTATGGCAAGGGTGTAAGCACCTTCTTCTCTGCTGTGAAGCTCACAGACGTTATCCCCTACGAGCCTGACGGGGAAAGCGGCAAACCTTCTGAATTTTAGCGGGTATGCCTCGTCGCGCTTACGGGCATTGGGATGTCAAGCACGTTGGCAGGTTTGACCCCGATGCCCACTTGGGCTTTGTTTACCAGATAACAAACAAGGTAAGCGGTAAGTCCTACATAGGGTGTAAACATCTGTGGAAGTTTAGCAAGGGGAAGCGTGTACGAGCAAGCGAGTGGCGCAAGTATTGTAGTAGCTCCAAGTATGTTCTGGAAGATGTTAAGAAATTAGGTAAACGTAAGTTCAAGTTTGAAGTACTTATGCTGTGCGATAACAAGCGCAACCTGTACTATAACGAAATGAAGTTGCAGGTAGAGCTTGGCGTACTGGAGAACGAGGACTACTACAACGCTAACATAGGCGGTATACGTTTCTACAGACCTGTTAAGAGCTATATGACCAAGGAGCTTAGGGATAAGTTCAAGGGAACGAACAACCCTGCCTATAGAGGTTCCTTCCTAGTCAGCTACTACGGCGGTTCTCAGGAATGGGTGCGAGACATTACTGTGAAAGATTGGTGCGATGAAAACGGGTTGAGTCACCAGAGAATTTCAGATCTTCGTAGAGGTAAGATAGGCAAGCATAAGGGGATAACAGCGGTGGAGTACAGTGATGAAAAAAATTGATACGCTAGTTGAGGACATATACGGTTTACTCAGTAACGGAACGTCCTCTCCAAACCAAGAATACCTGTTTGGCATGGCCTCGTCCATGATTGAAGGTGTGCGTAGGCAGCTATGGAGTAGCACCAGCGGTAGGAAACCTGCTCTCCGTATGTCCAACCTAGGCAAGCCGTGTAACCGCGCTCTCTGGTACGATATCAAGGGAGAGCATGAGCCTGAACCTTTACTTCCTCAGACCAAGCTCAAGTTTATGATTGGGGATGTTGTGGAAGCTGTTATCCTGTATCTAGCCAAGGAAGCTGGTCATAATGTGGAAGATCAGCAGAAGCAGATCGAAATAGACGGGATAAAAGGCCACATTGATGCCGTAATTGACGGTCAGTTGACCGATGTCAAGTCTAGTTCTAGCTACGGGATGAAGAAGTTTAAGAACGGTACGCTACCCGACGATGATTCGTTTGGTTACATCTCTCAGATCAGCGGGTATGCTAATGCTCTGGGTAAGGATAGCGGAACCTTCTTGGCCTTCGATAAGAGTAGTGGGGAACTGGCTACCTACACCCACTCAGAGCTTGAGGACACGCCTAAGCGCATCAAAGAGGTGCGGAAGGTACTGGAAGGGTCTGAACCCCCTGAGAGACCGTTTGAGGCGGTTCTGGACCGTGCTACTAAGCGCAATAAGTTGGGCATAAACTGCTCCTACTGCTCCCATAAAAAGGACTGCTGGAAGGCAGAGGATGTCAACTTAGAGTTCAAGAGCGGTAGACCAGTATGGTTCTTGGGTAAAAAGAAGGCTAAGGGTTCCAATGCCTCAACTTTCTGATGAAATGCTAGGAGATATCGCAGAGGCGCACTCCCCTGAAGCCATAGTAGAGATTCTGGACTTGGATAGTCTGGAACTCCTACTTGCCTTCAGGGAGCGTGTCCAAGAACAATTAATCAAATTTGAGGTGAGGCCCGTTGACTGCCATGAAATATAATTCCAGCGAAAACCCACAGTTCCGCTCCAAGTTCTCTGAAGATATTTTCAACCACAAGTATGCTCACGATGGGTGCGATACTTGGGCAGACCTAGCCAAGACGCTGGTCAGGGATGTTTGTGGTGACTTCATAGACAAGCCCCTTATGTCCAAGGACGATCAAGACCAGCTTATAGAGTACATCACAGACCTGAAGTTTATCCCCGGCGGTAGGTATCTCTACTACGCTGGCAGGACTAATAAGTTTTTTAACAATTGTTATCTACTCAAGGCAGAGGAAGATACCAGAGAGGATTGGGCTAATTTATCATGGAAAGTAGAAAGTTGCCTGATGACGGGCGGGGGGATCGGCGTGGACTATTCAGTATACCGTCACTCTGGTTCAAGGCTGAAGTCCACAGGTGGTATTGCCAGTGGGCCGGTTCCAAAGATGCAGATGATAAACGAGATAGGCCGCAGGGTGATGCAGGGGGGGAGCCGTAGGAGTGCTATCTACGCAAGCCTAAACTGGCAGCACCTAGATGCTGAAGAGTTACTTAACGCTAAGAACTGGTACGATATGCCAGTGGGTAGCACAGGTGTTAGCTTAGGTCAGGTTAAGGAGCAGGACTTTAACTTCCCCGCTCCTCTGGACATGACCAACGTGAGCCTAAACTACGATACAGATTGGCTTAATAATTACTGGGAGACAGGCAGTGTCGGGAATATTTTTCGCCAGAATGTTAAACAAGCTCTCTCCACCGCAGAGCCGGGATTTAGCTTTAATTTTTTTGATAAGGAGAACGAGACTCTACGCAATGCGTGTACTGAAGTCACTAGCGCAGACGATTCGGACGTTTGTAACTTGGGTTCGCTCAACCTTGGGCGTATAGAAGACATAGAGGAACTTAGCAACGTCTGTGAGCTTGCTACCAAGTTCCTCATATGCGGTACGTTAAAGGCTAAACTACCTTACGGCAAAGTGTCAGAGGTCAGGGAGAAGAACCGTAGACTAGGGCTAGGCTTGATGGGGGTACATGAGTGGCTCATCAAGAAAGGGTACAAGTATGAGGTTACTACTGAACTACACAGATGGCTCAGTGTCTACAGAGGAGTTAGCGATAGTACTAGCCGTGATTACTCTAGGGTTCTTTCTGTTAGTACTCCTGTGGCTAATAGAGCGATTGCCCCCACTGGCTCAATCGGTATCCTTGCTGGTACTAGCACTGGGGTTGAACCTATTTTTGCTGTGGCCTATCGTCGTAGGTATTTGAAGAGCAATAGCCGATGGCACTACCAGTATGTAGTGGACAGTGCAGCGCAGGAGATTATAGACCTGTACGGAACCAATCCTAACAAGATCGAATCTGCCTTGGACTTGGCAGAAGACTACAAGCGACGCATCAAGTTTCAGGCAGATGTGCAGGACTATGTGGATATGGCTATATCGTCTACCATTAACTTACCAGCATGGGGGTCAAAGCTGAACAATGAGGACACAGTGGAAGCATTTACCGATACTCTTGCTTCTTACGCTCACCGCTTGCGGGGTTTCACCGTGTATCCTGACGGGTGCAGAGGAGGACAACCTCTTAGCTCTGTGCCGTATAGTGAAGCTGTGACCAAGCTAGGGGAAGAGTTTGAAGAAGGTGTGGAGACGCACGATATTTGCAGCATTACTCAACGAGGTGGAACGTGCGGAGTGTAAACGAGTATCAGAGGGCTGTGAGCATCACTGAGAAGGCTGATGACCACCTATCGAACATTATTGAATCTCGTGATGCCAAGGCTATCATGCTTAGTGTGAAGGGCGGTGGTTGCGCTGGCTTTACCTACGAGTGGGATGTTATGGATAGCGTGGAGTGGGACGCTTACGATGCTATACCTCTGACCAACGGTTACTTGTGTATCAGCCCTTCGGCAACATTGTTTATAACTAACACCACCATAGACTATACTGAGGACATCAGCGGTTCCAGAATAGTTTTCAAGAACCCTAACGCCACTTCCCAGTGCGGTTGCGGGGAGAGTTTCGGAGTGTAGTATGGGTCTAAGTTTTATCAGGGAGATACGGTATATACACCAAGGACCGGCCAGTGGGGTTGGGTATCAGATTATTAACCCTCATGGTCATGTAGTACATGAAACTACAGATAAGGACGAGGCTGAGAGGTATCTTATGGAGTACGATCACGAGTCTATGAACGTCATTTTAAGGAAGAATGTCAAGGATTTACAGGAGCAGCTTCAAGAGTCATATAAGAAGCTGAAAGAAATGTCTGATAAGATAGAGAAGCTACGGCATAGGAATAACTTTACATAGCGTACAGTTTATGGTATAATAGGTGTATTACGGAAAGTGCCAATCTTGGGCTTTCTAAACTTCTTGCCGAAAGGGAGAATACAATATGCTTAGAAATACAGATTTAGATAACTTCTCTAAATATGCGGTTGGTTTTAATAGTTTCTTTGACAGTATAGAGGCTGTTTTAGGAAGCTCTGGTTTCACAGCCAACTACCCCCCTCACAACTTAGTAAGAGTAGGCGAGAATCGCTTTGCGGTTTCGATGGCTCTAGCTGGCTACTCAAAAGATGACCTCACCGTAGAGTGGAAGGACAGTCTCTTGGTTGTCACAGGAAGCCCCTCAGCCGATAAGGAAGAGAAGGGTACAATCCATCACGGGATTGCGAAACGGAAGTTTACAAAAACTTTTGCCTTGGGGGAATATGTAGAAGTCGATCATGTGACCTTTAAAGACGGGTTGCTCGTGATTGAGCTTAAACGTGTAGTTCCAGAAGAGGAACGCATGAAGGTTGTACCAATCAAATAGATGTAGGTGTTAGCGATGTGGGTGATAGCGGTGAAAACGGTATTGGCGTGTTTAGGCTAGTGGGTGCTTCCGCAGCTTCCGCTTGTGGGGTAACTAGTGAGGTAGGAGTAGAGTCACCAAAAGGACCATATGGAGAAGTTTGTGCACTTAGTGAAAGAGAATTAGGTGGAACATTTACAGTTGGAACTGCCTCTCCTCTGTTAGAAAAACCTTCTAAACCTTGTACTGCGTTGGTTACTGCTGAATCTCCAAACACAGACTGTGCTAGACTGCTGAATAATCCGTACTGGTTAGCAAATTTTCCAAACGGGCTTAGAACCAGACCTAAAGTGTCTCCTAGGAAAGCAGATAAGAAACCACTTAGACTAAAGCCCTGTGGACCGCCATCAGCAGAAGCTATGCTACTTACGTTACCACCATCTCCGACCATAAACCCCATAGGCGGTGTTGGACCTACTGCGCTACCCGTTCCTGTAGTACCCGGACTAGAGGGGCCTAGGCTTGCAGTAAATCCGAATGGCCCTCCTGATGAAACCCCTATTCCAGAACCCGGACCGGGACCACTTGCAGCAACTCCTCCCGGCCCTCCTGTTGCCCCTGTGCTACCCGGACCTCCTACACCACTAGTGTAATATTCTAGCAGTCCAGTAGCAGGGTTGGTAGTACCAGCACCGCCCAACTGTTCGAGCAATCCTGCCTCTGCTGCGCTAATATGAGCAACTTGGCCGCCTAGAGCAGCGTTGTCTTCGCCTCTACCTGCCTCTGCTAGTAGACCATACATCTATTTACCTTTCATCCCGCCACATCTTGGGCAAGATTGTTTGTTACCTTTATCAGCACCGCAGTAGAGACATCTCATTTCCTCAAGGCATCCCTGACATTAATAATCCTGCCGCCTGCTCTCTCCTGATCGCTGATTCCTGCTGTTCTTGCGCTGCCCTCTGTCGATAATATCTGATAGCAGCCTCTACATCTGCGTCCGGCTGGTCAGCTAGTTCTGCCAACATCTGAGATTCTCCACTACGAGCGGTGGGAATACCGAATGATGCTAAGGCTAAAGGCCATCCTGCTGCTGTAGTTGCTCCTCGCAGTGCCATGCGGGAAATGTCTCTACCTGAAGGAAATTGAACAGGTGGGGAAGCAGTTCTTGTAAGTCTAGGAGAATCTGAAAGTGGCCTGTCAACTTGCCGTGGCTGTGGTTTTCTTTCAGTGTCTGAAGACTCAGGTCTGTTTGTTCTTTCAACATCTTTAAGTCTAGGAGCAGTTCCCGGTATGGGAGTGCCAATAGGTAATCCTCGACGAGTTACCAAAGTTCTTCCCGTAATCTTTTCCTGCTCTAGTAAGTCATCTCTGACTTCATTTTGTAACACTGCCCAAGATTTAAAATTAGGATGGGGGTCTCTTTTATCAAAGGGAGATACATCTTTGGTTAATTCATACTTCAGTAATATACTGTCACGGGGTCGATCTGGGTGCCTTCCGGTGTGATCTGGCTTAACATTTGTCCATACGCCACTCTTTTTTGACAGAACTTCATTAACATCTTCGTACTCCTGTGAAAGACGTTCCCAGTACCGTCTTGATGCCTTCTCAGCATTCCCCCCTACCTTATCCGCAGCGTGTCGTGAGCCTTCAAAACCTCCGGGTACTCCGGGACCACCTCCAACAGTACTTCCCAGATATTGTACCATAAGTTTCTTAATCCTGCTCTGTAGTTTATAAAGATCGCCTATACTAGAACTCGATAAATCAACTCCTTTTAAAATACTCTGAAAAGGAAACTTAGGTATAGCAACAGATGCCGCACCTTGCAAAAACTTTCTGCGAGTCACCTCTCCTAACCCTAAAGCACTGAGCAGACCGTACTCCGCATTGTCAGGTACGGGTAGTAAACCAGACTGAGGCTGCTGAGATTCAGATTCTGATAGAAGACCGGGCTGCGCCATTTTATTCACATAGCTCCTCGTAGACAGCGTTGTACTCGTCTGCCCACTCTAAAGTCTCGTCGCTCATCCTTACTGGGAAGTGGGTGTCCACGTTCTCGTCCTCGTAGAAGAAAGGTCCGGGGAGAGATACGCAAGGCACGTACTTAATCGTCCCTCTTGGCACCAAGGTATTTTGCAATACGCCTGTACTTAGACCGCAGCCGCTTACTATCAATATTGTTCCTAGCAACGCGAGCTTTTTCAATGGTGTTTGCAACATCGACCAAACCTTTGTTCACTGCTGCCGATTCGCCAGCCTTTATCAGTTGCCTACGCATGGCCCACTCTGATAAATGACCGACCAATCGGAGCATCACTTTTATTAAGCCTAGGATATGCACCTTGGTTAAGCGTCTAGGTTTTTATTCTTACCAACATTGCCAGCAACTATGTTAAGCACCCATAGTACTTTGCCGATAACCATATCGTCTTTACGGGTTGGGGTCAAAGCGGTAATCGCTGTGGCCGCTGTGACCAAAGTTGTTACAGCCGTGAGCCAAGCTGGGATGTCTCCAAACCAAGTCATTACGTGAGTAACAATACCTACAGTTTCAGTTTCCATAATTTAGTCCTCTCTATAATTTCAAAGATTGTACCACAACTGCCACAACACCAGCAGTCATTGTACCTATAACCAACCATGCTAGACGTTCCCACCTATGGGAATGTATTCCTAGCTGTTCTCTGATTAGCTTCATCTCTGCATGAGCATCTCCCCAACGTAATCCGCATTCCTTCTCGTGCCTAGCTATGGCGTGTAACGCATCTAACGCTGCTTTCATTGCTTCATCTTTAGGCGGTAGTGTGTCGGACAGTTCTTCGGTTAAGTTCAGGTTCCTACTGTCCATCCTTACTACCTTTAATCTTATTTGTCAAAGCCTGCTCAATTACAGGTAACAGCCGTATACCACAGAACCCTATGATAAACGCTATAGCTGGTCCCCAAGTTATGTCCAGTTCCCAGTGTTTCATAACAGGTGGTATGAAGAACTCTGCCGCAGCCCAACCTACAAGTATGGCTAGTATTAAGTCACGCCAACTAATAGCTTTCCGCACAGCCCAGTTAGCCAGACCGCCTACCCCAGACGCTGCGATGCAGCAGAACTTAGCACCTATTGTTAAGATCAACCACTCCACTGTAACCCTACTCCTTCTACACTAGGCTCTATTACAGGAGAGAGCCGTAATATTTATCAGCCCACTCTGTACCTATTTCTATTCTTTTCTTATCTTCTAGCTCCGGGTTTTCGGGACGCTCAAACCGTTCTCTAAACTTCCTAACACCTTCTCTCCAACCGCCTTTAAACGAGTCTCTAATCTCCCTACCAGACTTCACGCCTATCGTATCGATGGCACTGTCTCTATCACCCTTCCACTTGGTAGGTTCT